GTCCCGAATCTAAAGGCTCTGAAGATTTGATACCCCCCCCGGTTACTCCCAGATCGGGTATCCCTCGGCGTCGTACATTGTGCGAGGCTTGCGGCCTGTCTGCTCCTGCGCCGTCTTTGCCTTGTGACACGAAGTGCAAATCGACTGGAGGTTGTCGTAGTCGTCAGTGCCATCTTGCGACTTGGGTATGATGTGGTCAACCTCTGTGGCCGCTGTTGGCCTGCCCTTGATGCGGCATGGTACGCACAGCCCATCGTCGCGCCTTAGAACCTGCTCGCGGCGCTTCGTCCATCGGTAGTCATAACCGCGCTCGTGCCTGCTACCCTCGTGCTGCCACGCCAATCAATCTATCCCCTCGCCCTCGTGCCCTTGGCGCATGAGTTGCGCGCAGTGTGGGCTGGGCGTCTGACGCATGGCCTCGGCAATGGCTTGAATAAATGCGCGCATGTTCCCTACCAAAGCGCTATGACGCTGCCGCCTGCCGCTGTCAGAACGTGCGTGGCGCGGATCGGGATAATTGTACCCGCGCCTACGCCTGCGAAAGTCACGTCTCCACCGCCTGCCATTGTCACCTCTACATCGCCAGCGGCCCCGACATAGAGCGCGCGGGTGACGTTCCCCAGAGCGGACACTCCCGGCGTTACTGCGATGGCGTTTGATGCAGGGCTGTCCAGTGACGTGTTGTATGTGCTAAAATCGTCAGCCATATCTTTATCCTTTACAATTCGCTTGGCAGCGGCTCTAGGCCCATTGCCGCAAGTGCATCAGTGCCCTTTGGCCCGACGATTGCCGTGATTGCTGTCGGGATAGCCTGCGGGATTTCCCCTACGCCCTGCCATGCCACCAGCGCGTTCTGCGCTCGATTGGCCCCGGCCATGTTGACGATGTATGGCTCCACGTCCTGTTCTGGCCGGGTTAGCGCCCCACCAAATTCAGCGACGAAAGCTGCCTGAACATTCATAGACATGACGCGATAGGGATTGCATTGGGCGTCTTGCCACTGGACGGTAAAGCACTAATGCTATTCGCTCGGTTGCCATCCGTTGATCCAACCTAGACATATGCCGAGATCGGTGGCGTCATCGCGCATTGCTTATGGTGCTGCTACTGTCAGGGTTACACGGGTCATGCGGCCAGCCCCTCAAGATATGCAGTCAAGTTCGCAGTTTCCGGGGACGTTAGCGCCCGATCAACAGCGAGATACCCGACCAGCGCAGGATCAAGCAAAATATCTGTCGCACCGCTCATTGCCAGCCCTGTTAGTATTGTGGCAGCGCCCGCTGTGTTGACGTATGCGACTGTGTAATCTGTATCTGTCGGCGCTGTCCAATTTAGCGCGTCATCCACCCCATCGGAATCGAGGTAGTATAGCCCCCCGACTGTCTGCTGTAGCAACGGACGTGATGGAACTTGTGAATGGGTGGCGTGGTTGCCGTTGCCCGAAAGATCAGTGATTGCCGCGACTGCATCCCCAACGCTTGCGGGCATTGTACGGCTCATGTTTGTAAAGCATGTCGTCGGGCTGGGATCGTACCAAGCACCCCCTTCACCGGATGCGAAGAGGGATGCGGGGGAAAATGCCGCCTCGCCGCTGCTGCCGCTCTGGCGCGCGATGCTAAGGCCTATTCCTAGATACATGGCTGGTTTCGCGCGTTCTGAAAAGCAAAACGCCCGCGTGTTTCCACCGGGCGCATTAAGTCACATCGCGCTTACCACATTTTTGCGGGGCCTGTCAACACCCGCCATCGCCATAAGCCCGCCGCGCAATCTGCGATATGTCATCACATCGGACGGCACATGCCCGCCCTCACACAGTGCAATGACAAGCGACCTCTGGCGGGGTGTCATCATCGCCTCGATCTTGCGGTATGCTGACAGGATAGCCGGGTTGCCGTCGCCATCGTCATAGCCGGAAACAGATCCGGCAATGCAGCTTTTAAACTGCGCGATATCCGGCATTTCCGCGATGTACGCCGCGCGGATCTCTTGGAACCGCCTTGCGGCCTGTTCTTCTGCCTTGCCGATCAACTTGCGCTCGTACATGCGGCCCACCGCGTCGTTGGCCACGTCCACCGTTGGCTGTGCGGCCTGCATGGTGCCTTGCGGCTCTATCCATACCCCGCGCGCCTTTCGCTCGTCTGTGGGGCGTTCTGCGGTTCCCTTCGGCGGTGGCGGCTGGCCTGTTGCCACTTCCTTTGTCACTTCGCGCGCGCGGATTTTGTAGCGCGGCTTTTTCGCTTTGCTGCCTTTGCCCATCAAGACACCCCTGCTTTTGCCAAGATGCGCGGGCCGACTGCTTTCTTAATCGCGCCAAGTTTGGCGATTGCGCTGTCCATGCGGTCCTTCTGCGCTTTCATTTCGGTCTCGATGCGCTTTACCTCGTCGCCAGCCGCTTCCAGCTTTGTCAGTAGATCGCGCCACAACGCGCGGCTGTCCTCGAACGACTTGCTCAATGCTTCAATGTCATCATTGCCGCCATCCGGACCAAATTCGGCGTCTCGGATCTGCGACACCCACCCGGGCATGACGCCGAGAACTTCGGCCACAGTGTCGTCCGTCTCTCCCTTTTTGTAGCGGCCTGCGTCCAGGTCGTAGACCTCTGCCAGCATCGTGAAAATCTCGATGCGCTGGCGCTTGCTGGCCTCGCGCGGTGCTGGTTTCTCTGAGGCTTTCATAGGCACGACCTTTCTTTTTGCTTCGCACGCGGGGCAGCGCAGAATATTTTTGACAATCGACCAGCCCATGTGATGCGCTTTTTTATGGGCTTGGCTGACGTTGGGCTGCGCGACGTTTGATCGGGCGTTTGCGTTGCCGATATATGCGCAGGGGATGACCTCATCGCGTGAGCAATCATCACAAACCAACTTTGCGCGCCCTGCCCCGCCCTTGTGATCTATCCTCTCAACGCCCATCACGCGCCCCCTTTCATCAATCTGCGCTCCAAATTCAGCCTTGTCCTGTGCGATTTGCGCGCGTGGCTGTACGTTGCGACGTTCTGGATGCCTGCGAAATATGCCCGAATTGCCGCGTCTTGCTCCATCTCCGGCGTCGGGCCGGGGATCTGGTGCCACGTCGAGAAGTCTCGGCATTTCTCGCGGCGTGCCCGGCCCTGCTTTTCCAAGCGGTCCATGATTTTTATCGCGCGGTTTTGTCCGATGCCTGTCATCTGGACAACATCCCCGCATAGGACGCCATCAACGGCTAGGGCCTCGAACACGGCGCGCTCTTCGGCGGGCGTGATTGGTTTTTTGCTCATTCCCCAGCCCTCTGCGCCTTAACCACCGCCACCATCATCTTTGCGTAAGCCTCGCGCGCTGCGACCAGTGCCGCCTGCGTGCGCTCTGCGTGGACCTGCTGCTCTGCGTCCAGCCGCTCATATTCGCGCTGCGCATTGGCATATGCGGCCTGTGCGTCAATCATGGCCTGCACGGCTGGCGGTGTTGGCTTCGTGGTCGGCGTCGGGCGGTAGGTGTGGCGGGTGCTCATTCTGCAGCCTCTCTGGTGAATTTCGCGTTTTTCGTCATCCTGCCTCTCTCTATAATTGATAGGTCTGTATTTGCTGGTTGGTGAGCGTCTGAGCAAAAGGCATAGGACAACCAGCCCCAGCCGAAGCTGGTGGTCATCCCGATACCTTTGCGATCTTGCTGGCTGGAGCCGCGCCGTCGCATTGGCCCTATCCGTGGTGCATCGCCCGGAAAGGTCGGCAGTTGCTTGCGACGCGATTGATGCTGCGCCGGGAACCACGCCTCTGCCTTTCGGACTGCGCTTTGCCTGAGGTTCCGCCCCACGGTAGGCAATTTCGGTTGACCCGCCGCCGTCTGGTTTCTTACCGACCGGGGCAACCGTGATGTGTCAATCATGGCGGTGTTTTCTCCCGCTCTACGCGGGCCAGAAACGCCGCTTGATCGGTTTCCGGCATAGACCTCCACAAAGCCCAGAACAGGCGCTTGCGGGCGCGTTCTGCGAAGGTGGCGCGCGGTATCCGACGCAACGCCGCCGCAACGTAAATCTCCAATTCAATCGGTGTCGCCATGTCAGCCCACCAAGACGCATCATCGCGCATGTTGCCAAATGGCTCGTAACGCGGAGCACCGCCGCCCACAGTGTCGAGGGCTGCGCAAAGAGCCTCACCGATAGCCGTGCGGCCTCCGGGGTGACGCTCTGCTATGTCAACAGCGGCGTTCAGGTGGCGGCGCATTGCGTCCTCTGACCCTGCTTGCCCTGCGTCTATGCGCTCGTGAATGCTCATGCTGCCCGCTTTCTAAACCGCTTCACTTCGCGCTCGATCAGGCCATAGGCGCTGGTGTCAAAGTTGCGTGGGATTGGTGCGTCGAACCAGCCACCCGGCAGCTTGTGCCCCTCATAGATGCCAGTCCAAACGCCGTAAGCCCATTTGCGGGCGTGTTGCTCGCCCTTGCGCGTTCTCTCGCTGGTGAAAGCAAGTGCGGCCTCCCAGACCTTGCGCGGCTCTTTCAGGCACTCGGCGCGCAGTCCCGGCCTTGCCGATAGCGCCGACGATGCCAGACTGAATTCCTGCATTTCGCCCTCGACGTGGTGGATGCCGGATCTTGCAGGGCGTTCAAACCCGCAGGCCATGCATGTCGGGCCGCGCATTGCGCCGCTACACTCAGGGCAAACAACCTTTTCACGTTCGATCTGGTTGCGCTCGCGTGGCTTGGCGTCCCGCTTTTCTGCCTGATCCAATGGGCCGCAGCCGTTTTCCCACACGTCGAACGTGTCGAGGGCGAACCGCTCCACATTGCCGCTGTGGTCGAGCCACAAAGCCTTGTCCTTGCCGGGGCTGGACCGCATGACCCGGCCAATCTCTTGCATATGGCTAGAGAGGCTCTTGCGGTATGGCTTACAGGAGATCCCGCAGCGCACGTCTGGGACATCAAAGCCCTTTGTGAGAACCCCGCAGGAGATCAGGCCGTGTATTGTGCTGTTTGGCTTGCGGAATTCGCTGATCTTGGCCGCGCGCTCTTCGTCGCTCTTGTCGAGGTAGCTGACCTGTTGGAAATTGAACCCGGCAGCGGCGAAGGCTGCGCAGAGTTCGCGGCCATGCTCAACCGTTGGGCTGAAAACGATTGTCTTGACTGGACCGCCGAAGTTGGCCGTGGTCTTGTCGATCCACTCTTGAACCACATCACCGATGATCTGAATGCCAGCCGTGCTGGCGCTGCTGTCCGAAAATTCGCCGTAGCTGTTCAGACCAAGTTCGCTATCCTCTGGCGAGCGCGCAACGTAGATTGTTGGCTCAACCAGATACCCGCTGTCAATCAGCGCGCGCGTGGGGATGACATTGACCACGCCCTGCCAGTGCTGCCCCATACCCTTGGTAAAAGGCGTGGCCGTCAGCCCGACGACAACCGCTTGTGGATTGTCCGCGATGTAGGCCAGCGTCGATTTGTATTGCGCGTGGCATTCGTCGTAACAGATCAGATCCGGCTTGCGTGGCAGGGTACGGCGCGCAAGCGTCTGGATGCTGCAAACCTGCACATTCTCAAACGGCTGGTAACGCTCGTGGATGCCCTGCAAGATGCCGTGCGGGATGCCGTATTCGTCCAGCGTGGCGCTTGTCTGTGACACCAGCGAAACCCGGTCCACTAAAAACAGCGCATATTTTCCTTTTTCGTCAGCCTGTTTCAGAAGTTTTGAGGCGATGACGGTCTTGCCCGCACCAGTCCCGGCACAAAGGATCTGTTTGCGCAACCCATCGCGCAGGCCAGACCGCAGCGCCTCGATCGCATCCTCCTGATAGGGGCGAAGGCTGATCTCTTTGGGCTGTGTGAAGTTCAGCATCTTGCAAGCACCTCTCTCAAAGCGGCGTTGTTCGCATCCTCGCGCGATTGCCCGCCATCAAATTCCCGAATAGCTGCGCGCTCTTCCCAATCGTCATAGAGCGACCAGATTTCCCGCATCAGATCGGCGCGATTTTCGCTGATCCAGCGCATGGCGTTGCCGTCCAGATCGCCGCGCTTGACGATCTTGAGGCGCCATCCGGCGCGCTTTACTTCGCCACCGTGGGCGTGGATGCGGGCGAGGATCTTAGGCATAAGGAATTTCGATTTCCTCTGCCTGCGCCGCGCGCTTTTCAGCCAGCTTGAGGCGGTATTCCATCGCCTTGGCGCTGCGCATCGCTTCGTCTCTTGTGAATTTCGCCGCGCCTAGCTGTTCCATCAGGCGGCTGACTTTCGCCCCCAAATCGCTGCCAACGCTCAGATCCTTAACCGTCTGCTTTAGGTCCGCAATCTGGCTGCTCTGGCTGGCGATGCGGTCGCGGGCCTCTTTGTTTTCGAGGCGCAGAGCGATCCAATCATCCTCGCGGGCTTCGTCGGTCAGCTTGCGATATTCGGCGCGCAGCTTGGCGTGTGGATCTGGCGCGTCTGGTTTCTGTGCGGTCGCAGGGCCGTCCACCGCGTCATTTGCAACGCTTATCCCTGCATTATCTGCCCCGGATGTGTCCGAGGCCTTATGAACGATGCTTGGTTCATCAACGCGCGATGACCCAACTTGATCGGCATTCGATGCAGCCTTTTCAGCCTCATCCCTTAGCCGCTTTTCCTCTGCCAACCGTTCAGCTTCCCGTTCGGCCTCGATCTCTTTCCACTTTGCGTGGATGCCGCGAACCGTGCCCGCTTTTCCAGCGGCTTGGGCTTCTGCAAATTGTTCAGAGTTGGCAGCGGCCCACATGGCGGCTTGCTGTTCGCCGGGATGAGGCTCCTTATCCAAGTTGGATGACAACACCGTTTTTTCTAACCACTGTCCAAACTCCCTATCGCCGGGAAACAGCGCGCGCCCCTCGTTCAATGCCGCGCCATAGGCCAGCCAGCCCGCAAGCGTAAATTTTTCACCTTGCGCGACACCTTCCAGCCCCTTGCGGGCCTCATTGGCAAGCGTGTCCAAGCGATAGCTGCGTTCGTTGTGTCCCAGATTGCTCATGTCTCGATGATCTCCAAACCCATCGCCTGCGCGACGGCGCGGCGAACCTCATAATCCCGCGTGACTGCGCCCTTGCTGTCCTCGTAGACGGTCGCCCATCCGGCGCGCTTGTCCTCATAGACAAAATCAACGGTCAGCTTCATCTTGCGGCCTGTGCGCGTCCTAAGCGGCGCGTCTCTGCCTTCGAGGTGGATAGGCACTTGGCGGCGCAAGTTGCGGATCTCGCCCGCACGCTCCATCATGCGCAGTTCACCCCAACGGCGGGCCTCGCGCATACTGTCAAAGCGGATGCCATCGACGGTCGTGGGGATTGCGCCGAATTTGTTCACAGCGCCTTCTCCATCGCGGCCCGGATCAAATCTTGGGCCAGCGTCAAGGCTGCGCGGGGCGACAGCGGGATTTCCGCGACCTCTTGGCCGTTGTCCCAGACGTTCATGACCGGACCGGGGCGGATGGTAACAAGGTGCTTTACCATGGCTGTTCCCCCCAAGTGGCAGGCCATGCCTTGAGGCGCGGGGCGGGCGGCGGGCTGTTGTATTCCGCAGACTTCACCGCCGCTTTCAGCTTGGCCTTTTTTGCCTCCGCAATGCCGCTGCGATCCGGCATTGGCTGTTGGGTGTGTTCCAGCAGATCACTGGCGCAAGTGTCACACCCGCAATAGCCGCGCAGGTGGTTGTGCTGGCGACAAACGCCCGACCAATTATAGCGGGAAAGCGTGGTCTGGCAGTCGGGTTGACGGCATGTTTTGGCTTTGGTCATCTGTTTCACCTCTGCAAAATTTTGCAAATTTTCGACATGCGAAGGCGCACCGCGCTAGCGATGGCCCCCACAGTGTAAGCGGTTAAGAATGCCGCCAGTTTCAGCCATCTCATTGACCACCTGCGATGCGATCGGCAGCCTTCTCAACGGCGCTCAGATACATATCGACGGCCTTGACCGCCCAAGATGGCATGTCGTTTTCGCACTGCATCCAGTAAATTATTTGGCGAGGCGAGACACCCAAAGCGCGGCTGGCTTTTGTGGATATGGCGGTCTGCGTCGGGCCATTGAAAGCGGCCCGCAGTTTGTTCGCATCCGCGCGGCGCGAGGCCATGCGGAAATCGACGTTTGTTTTTTGTGCAAGAATTTTCACGACTCTTTCCCTATGGTTGCCTTGTGAGAGACCACCGGAAAAATCAGAAGAAAGTCGGGCCGAGGCGGTCATTGTGCCGCCTCGGCTTCGTGTTGCTCGATAGTTGCTGCGACCGGCATCCAAGCCGCTGCCTTTATTTTGCCCTTGGTCAGCCGTTCAATCCGGACAGCAAGGTCGAGGCTCGGACGCGCAGCGCCCGTCTCGATCCGGGAGACCATAGACTGCTTTACGCCCAGCAATTCAGCCAGTTCGCGCTGCCCCATTTTTCGGGCGTTCCTGTATGCAATAAGATCCTTCATGGGGATTTGATACACCACACGTATCATTCATGCAAGCGATTTGATGCGCAGGGCGTATTTGATTAATCTTCAAAAAAAAAAGAGTATCCGCGCATGAATTTAGCCAGAATCAGACTTTCCAAAGGATTGAGCCAGCGCGATTTGGCTGAAATGATCGGTGTGAGTCAGCCGACCATTCAACGCGCAGAGTTGCTTGACCGGGGGTCAAAGATGGGCACGTATATAGATTGCGCAGAAGCTCTTGGCATTGAGCTTTCCGATATTTTCGCAAGCGGTCGGGAACTCATCATTTCCGAGTTGTTAGCGCGCTTTCAAGTCCTTCCAGAATCAAGTCAGGCTCAAGTCCTGGCGATTCTGGAATTTGTAGAATCTCGGGCAGAGAATTCGAAATAATAAGCAAGAATTCGTCAAGCTCTTGATCTGTTAGGCGCCGCAAGCGATTGCGAAATTCTTCAATCATACCCTCCCCCAAATTAAATCAGATTGAAAATCATATAGATCTCAATCGCCATCCTACCGCTTACCGCGAGTGATACACAACCCAATCGCGGGCATTAAACGCGCCGGAGTAAATTATGTGCGCCTGCGCCGCCTGATACGCCATGTGAATTTTTCCCATTGACGCGATGATACGTGCGGTGTATCAATCTCCCAAGCAAAGACGCAAGGGAAAGATAAATGATTTTCACACCTGAACACCGGGCCAAGCTGGAACAATACCTCGCAGGGCACGAGCTGTCCGAAGGGCTCGGCAACAAGGAAAACGCCTGCTCTTTGGCCGCGATCAATCTGGCGATAAGCGGCATGCTGTCGGATGACATTCCGCATTGCATGTCCGAAGTTTTGGGCCATGCAACAATCCAACTGCAAGATGCCCTGCCGGCAACCATGCGCAACTCTGACCGTTTCAAGAAATTACTCCCGGATATGGCCGGGACGGGCCGGGAGAGGGATGACGAGCGGCTTGCAATTCTGATGGACTGGATGTGGGGAACGGTTTTGCCGGAACTCCAACCAATTGCGGACGCGCACGGGTTTGGCAGCGAGTGGCGCAAGATGTGCGATGAGCGGACAACGGAGGCAGCCCGTGCCGCCCGTGCCACAGCCACAGCCGCAGCCGCCCGGGCCGACTATGCCGCAGCCGCAGCCGCCTCTGCCGCCTCTGCCGCCCGGGCCGACT